GCGTGCGCATTTGCGCCATGGTGTCAACGGCGAACTTGCTGGCGCTCTTGGCCATCGTCTCCAGCGCAAGCGCCGCGTCGCCGGCTCGGTTTTCCAATTTGCGATTGGCCTCGGCAATGCGCTCGGCAGGCTTGGCAATGTTGGCGGCGTCCCTGGCAGCGGCGCCTGCGCGGACATCGCCAAAGAATTTTCCAACTCCCGCTTTGGCGGCATCGGCACGAGTTGCGGCACCTCGTCCCTTCATCCGCGCGACCGCATCCTCGGACTCATAAAACCTGTTGATCTCGTCGCCGGCAAATATTCCTGACAAGCCAAATTCCATCCGCTTCATGAACTTGTTGATGTTGGCCTCGATGATTGGCAGCAGCGTCTCAAAGGCTTGCCGCAAATCAATGACAGCGTTCGCCATTCTTTCGGCCAAGTCGTAAACGATGTCACGCATGGCGCGGAAAGTGTTTTCGACTCCCTTTGCCTTGTCTTTCGGATCGATCACCGGCAAGAAGGTGTTGGCGATTTCCTTGACGATGTCTCTGATCGCCATGAAGGCACCGCGCAGGCCGGCGGCAATCGAGGTGATGTCGAAACTGTCGAGGAACAGCTTGGAGATCTCGCGGAAGGTGTCCTCCATTGTCGTTTTTAAGCGCCTGACTTGTCCCTCAAACGAGCCGGCAAAGCGAGCGGCGGCGTCCTGCATTTCTTGATTGTTGCTGGCCGCCATGACGGCACGCACCGCCTCGCCGCTGGAAACGGCGCCTTCCCGCACCGCTCCCATCGCCTCTTCGAGCGAGTGCGTCTTGCCTGTCGTATTCTCCAGCACCTTGGCCAGCTCTTCGTAGACATGGATGCCTTGCGATTGCAGCGCATCCAGCTCGCCTGAACTTGCCGTGCCAGCCTTGAACAGCGCCGAGATGCTGCCAGAGATGCTGGCCATGCCGTTTTCGCCAAGGAGCTCCGCCGCCGCCGAGGCCTGCTGCACGGTGCGTGTCGATGCCTCCATCGAGATGCCGGCGTTGGCCATCTGCGTCATGGCGGCGACATTTTCCTTGAGCGCGATCCCCGACGCCATGGATGCCTGGCGCATGTCCTCGATCGCCTTGGTGCCTTTGGCGAAGCTCCCGGCCAGGTAGGCCGCGCGGATCTGCATCGACTCCAGCTCGGCACCCATCTGAGCGAACTGCACCGCGCCGTTGGCGACGCCGCTGGCTGCGCCATACACCATGCCGCCGGCGGCACGAATGTCAGCGGCGCCAGATGTTAGGTGCGCTGCTTTCTGGAATAGGGACTTGTTGCGCCATTCTTGCCACGCCGCTGCCTTGTCAGCCGCCTTCTTGGCTTGCGCCGCCTTGGCCTCTTCGCCCTTCTTCTCGGCATCGATTTCGGCGCGAATTTGCTCGGCCGACATTTTCATCCGCCGTGATTTTTTGCGTTCTTCTTCCTTGAACTCCTCGCGCTCCAAGGCATTCATGCCGCGCAGTTTGTTCTTCAACGCCTCAAACGACGATGATTTCTCCTTGGCGATTCGCTTGTCTTCAATCTCCTTGGTGATTTCGGCGGCCGACATGGTGCTCAGCCGTTTCTTCTCTCTTTCCTGATTCTTAAATTCTTGCCGCTCCAAGGCGTTCATGCCGCGCAGGCGATCCTTGAGCGCAGCAAAAGCGGATTCTTTTTGATCTCGTTTTTTGGCTTGCTCGGCCAGCTTCTTGGCGTTTTCCTGCTCCTGCCGAATCTGATCGGCAGTCATCGACATGACAAGCTTTTTCTTGCGCTCGGCGGCTTTATATTCCTCGCGCTCCAGCGCATTCATTCCGCGAAGCCGTTCTTTCAGCGACTCGTAAGACGCCTCTTTTTGCTTCTTGATTTGCTCTTGCTTGATCTCGTTTTCGATCTGGCCTGCCGTCATACCCATGCGGCGCTGCTTGGTTTCGCGCGCCAAGATCGCAGCCTGGCGCTCCAAGGCGTTCATGCCTTCCAAGCGTTTCTCAAACGCCTTTTGTTCGGCGGCTGCGCGCTTCTGCTTGATCGCAAGATCGTCGATTTCTTGGCCAGTTTTTTGCGTGGCATCGGCCAGCTTGTTGAGTCCGGCGATGGCCTCGTCGCCATCCCATCCCATCGAGAGCGAAGTGCGGATGATGCTAGCCACGACGCTTCACCTCCACCGCTCCGCTCGCCAGCAGGATCGCCCTGGCCTGCTCCGGCGTCAGCTCCTGCTGCCTCGACTCCTCCCCGTACCGTGGCAAGAAGTCCGCCAGACTGACATCCTTCGCCCAGGGAGCGGTCGCAGCCCACGCCGCCGTCGCCGCCTGAATGTCCCCGCGAGCCTGTCCCCATGGCTCGACTGTCATGAGCGCGATCCACTCCGACAGCTCGCTCGCCGTCATCCGCTCTCCAAGCTCGGCCACCGTCATGCCAAGATGGCCGGCCAAGGCGAACATCAGCCGCCGGGTTGGTCGCTCACGGAGTTTTTTTCCAGAGCCTCCACATCGTCCTTCGTCATGCGGTTCAGCTTGAGCGCGCGCTCCCAAAGACGATCAGCGATGCCGGCAGGCAAAGCGCTGAGCTGCGAGATGTCGCCATCACCGAACAGCCGAACACCCTCGGGATCACACAAAGACAAGGAGAGCAGTTTGGCCCGGACATCCTTCCACTTGGCCATGCCCTTGGCCTCGATGGACTGCCCCTCGTACAGGTCGCGCTCGCCTGCCGTCAGCTCTCGCATGTGGACCGCGTCGCCCCACTCGGGTATCTCGACGCGTTCCACCCGCACTTTTGCCTTGGCCAGGATGCCGGCCTTGTCCAGAGCCATCATTCACCTCGTTAGGAAGGAAGCGCGCTCGACAGAGTCAGCGTCACGGTGTAACGCAGGGTGTCGTCGCTGGCCGCCACATTCGGAGTCGTCACATCCGTCACATAGCCGGTGTAGCTCAGAAGCGTGTCGATTGCCGTGCCGCTGAAGTCCACGGTGACAACGCACTTGGTTTTCGCCGTCAGCTTGCTCTTGAAAGAGGTGAGCTGGTTGCTTGCCGTCGCGGTGTCGTCAAGGAAGAACTCAAGCTGAACGGTGCCAGGATCAACGCGAGCGGGGTACTTCACGATTGTCGTGTCGGACAAGCCAGTCTGGTCGCTCGTGGCGGCCGTCTGGCTGTTGGTGCCGATGCTCACCAGATTGGCCAGCGAGGAAGCGCTGCCAGTGGTTTCAACGCCACCGGACGCGGTGATCGTGGCAATGGACGCTGTGGCGCCTGCGGCAAGAACTTTCATTATCCACCCTCCATGGTGCCGACGATCGTGAGTGTCGTCAGGCGAGCCTGCTCGTCCGAGCCGTCGGCGAATGCCTGCGACTCGTCCGACTCGTTCTCGATCCTCCAATAATGCACAACCGTGCTCCCGATAGTCTGGCGAGCAGGAGATGCTTGGAGCTGAGTCTTGATCCAGTCGGCCGAGGTTTGTGCAGCCGAGCGAGTCATGGCGACGATCGTCATTTCAATCACTTCGGTGCTCACCGCTGGCGTGCCGTCCATGTGCATTTGCCGGGAGCGACTGTTGCCGGTCGTCACGGCAAATGGCAGCGAGGAGCCTTGCGGCGCCTGCTCGGGATGGATGCCGCCAGGGAGGTAGGTGCTGTAGCCTGTCCGGCCTGAGAGGTAGTCGCGCACAACCTTGCCGAGAAGACTCATTTGCCGAGCTCCTCGATGATCGCCTTGCGCGTGACGCCCTCGATGATGTCCTCGGCATCACGCAATGCAGGACGCAGAAACGGCCGCGCCTTCACTTTGACGAAGCGATTCTGTCCCCAGACATTGGCCTCGAAACCGTTCTCCAAAAGGTGCGTGTACTTCGACGGGCGCACTAGCGTCATGATGTTGCGTTCAGCTTTCTCGTATTTGTGAGGCTTGAAATATTGGATAAACGCCATCGTCTCAAACCGGCGACGCGGTCCGATGATGGCGTAGACATTCCCGGTGCGCCTGTTGACTCCAACCCTGAAACCGATTGACTTTTTGAGCGATCCGGTTGAACCGTAGACAGGCACCTTGTTTCCTTCGTGCATCACTCGCACGACACGCTGCGGCGCCAGCTCGCGCACCCGCTTGAGAACATACTTGGCCGCTTGCTGGCCTGCTTTTTTGAGCGCCGCTTTGAGCTTGTTCGGACCCGCTGCGCGCAGATAAGCCATGGCGTTGGCGAAGCCCTCAAGCTGCGCGTATACCTTGCTTTGCTGGGAATCAAACTTGGCGCGTGACGGTTTCAGCATCAGGCACCCGTCCTTTCGGTTGCCGTGATCTCCAGCCAGCGGTTGCGCTCGTCGATGTTGCGCACAAATTGAAAGTTGAAGTGCCTCGATCCAAACAGCGCGCGATGCGTGGCCGCGACATCATCCCGGTAGCGGATGGTGATCGTGTGCGTCTGCTGGATCTGCATCGCCTCGGCGATCGTGTTCTCTTGGCCACTCGACGGCACCACCGAGGCGAAAACCGTAGCGTAAGTCGCCCAGGAGCGCGAGGCTTGGCCGTAGGCGTCGATGGTGTCCACCGGCGCCTGAAGCTCGATGCGTTTGCGCATTTCGCCGATAACAGTCACTGGTAATCACCCATCTGGTAGATGCGCAGAATACTGTCGACAGCCAAAGGCACTTCGCCGCCAAACTGGCCAACCGCCTCGCGGTGCTCGTACCAATGCGCTACGAGCATCTGGATGGCCGTCTGGAGCAGCGGCGGACAGTCCGAGGCGCTGGCGCCGTAGCCGACCACAAAATCGACTTCCACGGCATTGCTGCGCCCTGGCTGAGTCAGCGGCCAGTAAGTCATTGGCGGCAATTGCAGGCGCGGCGGGTTGCTGGCCAAATCGTGGATGTAGTCGGTGTCTTTTACCAGCGTCGTCAGCACGCCGGTGGAGTTGTAGTAGCGCACCCTCGGCATGTCGTAGGCGTAGCCGTCAGCGGTCGTCACGGCGGTGACAGGACCGCGAGGCAGCTCCAAAGGAGCGCCGACATAAGTGTCGAAATTATACCGCCATGTGCGCCGCAGGTTCTCATACGGCGCGTTGAAAAAGCGCGGCTGTTCCAGCGGTCCGCCGGGAAAGGTATCCAGCGTCATGCGCCATGTGGTGCGCACCAGAGAGCGCCGGGTGAACCGCTCGACATGATCGCGCGCGGCCGAGATCAGGCCGGAGATGAGCGCGTCGTCGGCGGTGTGATCGACGCGAAGCCAGGTCTTGGCCGTTGCCAAGGTGACTGGCTCCGCTGCGGGTGGCGTGAGAACGGAGATTGCCACGAATTACCTCCGCTCCTTGCTCCTCTTCGTCTTGGCCTCGCCGGATTCGATCTCGGCTTCGGCCGATACTGCGATGGCATACTCGGCGTCGACAAGTCGCTTGCCTTCCGCCGCGTCGACCTCTATCAGGTCGCCCGGCCGCCAGGCGAGCGTGTCACTCGCCATGGCGACCAAGAGCTGAATCTTCATCTCAGTCCCTCCTCGGGATTATGCCTGAGTCAGGAGCTTGATGCCGGCGCTCATCAAGACCTTGGCATCGGAGCGCAAGAAGGCGGTGAAGGCCACCTGGCCGTACTCGGCGTAACGCTCGTCGAGGCGCACAACCTGCACATCAAGCGCATCGCGGATGATGTACTTGCTGAAGTCGCCGAAGAGCACAGTCTTGGCGGTCGTGGCGATCGAGGACGCCATCGAGTTGTTGATGATCACGGGATAGCCGAAGAGGCGATCCGGTTCGCCGACAATGTAGCTCTCGGAGAAGATCGGACGGCCGAGGGTGTCCTGAAGCTTGCGAACGGCCAAGAGCACGCTGTCGTGCATCATGAACTTGGCGTCAGGACGGTAAGCGCGGTCGAGGCTGTGAACCAAGCCGAGCAGGTCGTTGACAGCGATGGCGCTGGCGCTGGCAGCGGTGACGCCAGCGGAAGCGCCGGTGACAAGGCCTTGCGGCTGCGAGGAGCCGGTGCCGGTCGAGAAGTGATCGGCCTGGATACGGCCGAGGCGCTCACCCAGCAGGTTGCCGAGCAGCGTGGGGATGTCGACGATGCTGTCCTGCATCAGCTCGATGCTGACTTGGACGAGCTTGGAGCTGTACTTGTAGGCGTTAAGGGTAACCTTGCCGAAGGCCACATCCTGCGTGTTGTACGCAGTGTTTTCGGCGATGATTTCACCCTTGTTGGTGGTGTCGTTGACGGTCGGGATGTCGTAAGGATTTCCCGTGCCGGTGCGGATCACCTGTGCGTACTCGCGGATGTTCGCAAAGTACAGCAGTTGCTTTTCGAGAGCGTCCGACAGGGTGGTCGGCACGAGGTAGCCACCGGCGGTGGTGGTGCCGACAGACTGAGCGCGAGCCTCAATCTCCTTGGAGGATCGGGGAGCGTTGGCCCACAGGTTGGCGTTGAGCGCCCTGGAGTTCATGTTCAGGCCGCAGCGCTCGGCAGCGGCGAGCTGAGCGTCGGTCGTCAGGCCGGCAGGCTGGAGCGCCCATCCACGCAGCGCCAGGCTGCGGTCTTCCTTGGCCTTGCGATCGTTGAGATCGGAGACATAGGCCGGAGCTTCGATCGGAGCGGGAGCGCTGCGACGCACTTCGCCAGCGGTGCGGCGCAAGATCGACAGGCGAGATTCAAGGTTGTCGAGCTTCTTGCTGTTCTGGCCGACGGTGGGAGCGGCGCCGGGAGTCATGGCGGCATCGATAGCCTGCTGATCCTGCTCGGGATCATCGGCCACCTGCTGCTCCAGGGAGCTCACGCGGCCGTCGAGCTCCTGAACCTTGGCGGTGAGAGCGTCCCACTGAGCCTGTTCGTCAGGAGTCAGCTCGCGCTTGTTGAGGGATTCGAGCTGAGACACGAGGAGGCCGCGCTCCTCGATCAGCTTGTCGATCTGCTGAATGCGGTTCATGCGAACCTCCAAGTAGGGGAATTTACCTTTCTGCAGTCTTACCAACCACGAGTCACGATCGTTTGATCTCTTCAAATTTCTCAACAATGCTTTTTGTTTTTCTGCCATCTGCTTACTTGCCATGTAGCGCAGCAAGAGACACCGTGCGCCATAATGAAACGGCGAGGCAAACAGCGATCGCAGCGCCGCCGAGGTGTCTGGATAGGCCGGCATGGCCACGATCGACACCTCGTGCAGGTCGACATTCTTCAAGGTGCGCAGGCGGCCGCCGCCTTCAGCGGTTCCCCATGAGTCGCCTCCGGAAGGCACCGTGAACCCGAACGACATCTGCGAGATGTCGCCACGCTTCAGCAGCTCGCGCAGGTCGTTGGCGTAGCTGGTGTTCGGCAAGTCGATCTCGATGCCGAGGCCGCGTTCGTCGCTCCTGAGACGCAGCGTGCCGGCGCTCAGCCTGCCGATCACCATCGAGTCGTCATGGCCAACCAGCGCGCGGACATCGACGCCCGATGCCAGGGTGCGCTCAAAGGCTGAAGGCGCCACGACTTCGCGGAATCCGCCAAGATCCTCGCTCATCGGACCGTAAACGGCGGCGTAGCCGACAACCTTGTTGCCATCAGCCGAGACGGTGCCGCCGCTGCGTCGCTCGATGATCATGGCTGAGTCTCCGGCTTGTGTCCGATTGGCCTCCACTTAATTCCCCACGAGTGCTCGCCGCCGACGCCATCGGTCGGGATCAGCACTCGCTCGCGCTCGATGCCACAGATGCGGCAGCGGTTGGTTTTGCCGTGCTCACACGCGGCAATCTGGTGCTGTGTCATCTGCTCCGCCAGGCGCACCGTCGACTCATCGATGGTGGCGAGATCGTTGGCCTCGGCCTCCAAGGGGGGCTCGCCGGATGTGGCCGGGGTGACTGCGGG